TGATGGTCTCATTGCTCCTTCGCGGCAACGCTTTCGCTCTCATCGCCGCACGCGATCGGCTCGGCTACCCGACCATGTTGATGCCACTGCCAACCGACCAGGTACGGCTTCGCACCAAAGGCCGTGGTGCCTCTCGCCGTCTCGAGTACATCGTCGGATCTGAGCCAGTCGATCGAGACGACGTCGTTCACATGATCGGATTCCCCGACGACGCCACCAACGGCCTCACAGGACTATCAGTAATTGAACATTTCGCCCGCACGATTGGCCTCTCGCTCGCCGCCGAAGAGTTCTCGCTGCGTTGGTTCACCGAGGGTTCGGCACCCGCCGCCGTGCTACAGACCGACGAAACGCTTGAGGCCAGCGAGGTCGAAGAAAACCAGGCCCGCTGGATGGCGTCTCATGGTGGCATGTCCCGCATACCGGCGGTGCTGTCGGGCGGGCTGAAATACGAGGCGGTGTCGATCACTCCAGAAGAGTCCCAGTTTCTCCAGACACAGGGGTTCGGTGTCGAGCAGGTCTCCCGAATCTTCACCCTTCCGTTGCACAAGCTCGGAGCGATGAACAAACAATCGAACTGGGGAACCGGTGTCGAACAGCAGAACATCGGCTACGTCACTGACGCCCTGCAGAGTTGGATGATCCCCTGGGAACAGACAATCACGAAACTCCGCCCCCGTGGTCGCTACGTCAAATTCAACGTCAACGCCCTGCTGCGCGGCGACACCGCGGCACGAGCCAAGTGGTATACGTCCATGCGCCTGATCGGAGCCATCAATAACGACGAAGTTCGTGCCTTCGAAGATTGGGCCCCGATACCAGGTGGCCTGGGCGAAGAGTTCTCCCAACCATTCAACCAAGGCGACTGGGCCGATGCCCGTCTCGACGACGACGAAATCCCACCACCACCCCCACCAGTGGAGGACTAATGACCAGACCAGCCCAACGCCACGAACTCGGACCGATGACCCTGGCCGAAGTCCTCGCCGCACGTGACGGCCGCGCCCCGACCGCTGTTGCTCTCGCCGACCGGCCACTCATCGACCCACGTGACGCTCGAGCTATGCCTATGGGTGTCGGCCGCGCCGAGCTTCGCATGCAAGGCGACGACCAGATCTTGGCCGGTTACGCCACCGTCTACGATGTCGGATACGAAATGTACGGCGGGCCTTCCCGATATGGCTGGATCGAAACAATGGTCAAAGGCTCCGGCGCCAAATCGTTGGCCGAGTCACCCGACGTCGTCCACCTCGAAAACCATATGGGCCGAGCCTATGGACGCACCAAATCCGGCACCCTCAAACTCAGCGAGGACAACACCGGCCTAGCCAACGAAGTGACCCTCGCCGCCGGCGACACCCGAGTCCCAGACCTGATCATCGCCCTCGAACGCCGCGACGTCGATGAGCAGTCCTTCGCGTTTCGGATCATCCGCCAGGAATGGAACGAGGACTACACCGAACGGTGGATCACCGAGTACTCGATCGACCGAGGCGACACCTCCCACGTGACATTCGGAGCAAACCCGCACACGTCGGTTGCTACCAGAGGCGACGGAATGCTCGACCCCAACCGTCTGATCCTCGACCAGGCCCTGGCTGGGCTCATCGAAGCCGGCGAAACCGACCCTCTCGCTGCTCTCATCCGCACAGTCGGACGAGACACGATCACCCAACCGAACGCTGGCCGATCAATCCGGCTAGCCCGAATCCAGGCAGACCTCCAGATCGCCTGACAACCCCAACCCGCCGAGGCCACGCCGCTCGCCCACGCCGCCGCAAGGCACCTGGACGACGCACCTGACCTGACCCATAGGGGAAATCCGCCCAAATCCGGGCACACCAACCCTTGATACAGGAGAAAACCAAATGACACTTCTAGAACGAATGCGCCGCGCCCTAGCAGCCCTGCTCGAGCAGCGCGGAACCCTCGTAACTGAACGTGACGCCATCGTCACCACCGCGGCCGAGGAACGCGGCGAGGACGCAACCCTCACCGATGAAGAGACCGTCCGATTCGACGCTCTCCGCACCCAAATCGGCACCCTCGACACCGACGAACTCGAGCCTATGCAGGCCCGAGTCGCCGAGCTCGAAGCCGACGCCGAACGAGACGCCCGAGCAGCCGAAGCAGCAACCCTGCTCGACACCCACAACGGGCCAACCAGCCCAGATGTGCGTATCACCGGCGAACCCGACCTCTATGTGAGAGGCGGCACCAACGGGCTGCTGATCGACATGTACCGGGCTCAGATCCATCATGACCCCGCCGCCATCGAACGTCTCGCCCGCCACCGCCAACACGAAGAGACCCGTGCCGGCACCACTGGCTCTGTTGGCGGGCCTGCCGGCGGGCTCATGCCGCCCCAGTTCCTAACCGATCTCTGGGCACCTGTGCTTCGGGCCGGCGCACCGTTCCGGCGTATGTGCCGCCAGCTTCCACTCCCATCGAGTGGAACTCGGTTCGAGATCACCAAAGGAGTCCAGAAGCTCGACACCGCCGCTCAAGCCGCCGAGGGTGACGCTGTTGCTGACCAGACCGGGACAACCACCGATCTCGATGTGAATGTGAAGACCATCGCCGGCCAAACCACGGTGTCTCGCCAACAGCTCGAACGTGCCGTCGTCGGCATGGAAGAGCTCTGGTACGGCGACATGGGCCAGGACTACTTCACTGGCCTTGATGGCCAGCTCGTCAACGGCGCCGGAACATCAGGCACCCACAAGGGTGTGATCCCATCGGTGACCGGCGGCAACACCGTCGCCTACACCGATGCCAGCCCAACCGCGGTCGAGTCTCTCCTCAAGATCGCTGACGGGATTCAACGGATCACCACCGGCCGGTTCCTGCCACCGGACCTGATCGTGATGCACCCACGCCGCTGGGGCTGGTACACAGCCGCGGTCGACACCTCGGGCCGGCCACTGCTCGGCGTCGAAACTGACGCCCGCAACGTCGTCGGCCACGGCGAAGCCGCTGCCACCGGGATCGTTGGTTCAATCCTCGGGATACCTGTCCTGGTCGATGCCAACGTGCCAATCAACCTTGGCGCCGGCACCAACGAAGACGCGATCATTATCGCCGTAACCGACGACCTCCTCCTCTGGGAAGAGAACGGCGGCCAGCCGCGAGAGCTCCGCATCGAGATCCCATCCAGCCTCGAAGTGACCCTCGCCGTTTACGGCTACTCGGCGTTCACCGCTGAGCGCTACGTCGCAGGCATCGCATCCATCGAAGGCACCGGCCTCGTAACGCCCACTTTTTGAGTTGGCTAGTGGCTGAGTGGAGTTGCTCTCGCTGCGGCGAGAGGGATGGGATTATGGCCTACGGCAAGAATCCCTGGTGCAAGGCGTGTTATCGGGAGTGGCACCGCTCTCGGTACACGCCGAGCACCGGGGCTGACGACGACGTGAGACCGTGCGCCAAATGCTGGGCACTCTACCGTCCGAAGCAGCGTCGACCGTCGCTGTTCTGCTCTCGGGTTTGTAAAGACGAAAGCAGAAAGGCACAGAACAAAGCTGATCGGATCGCATCGAAACAGAATCGGGACTGTGCGTGGTGTGGCGGGCTGGTGTCGAGTTCGATGCGATCCGACGCCAAATTCTGCTCCTCTGCGTGCAACTCGAAGGCACATGCATCCACCCGAAAAGCATCTACCCGAGCAGGCCTTACGAATCGCTCGGGTGATCTGATCTCGCTCTCGTACGTGGGCGAGAGGGACCGTTGGAGGTGTGGGATCTGTGGTGGGCGGGTGAGTAAGGGGCTGGTACACCCAGATCCGAGAGCACCATCGCTTGATCATGTTGTGCCTCTTTCACTCGGAGGTGCGCCAACAGACCCGACCAATCTCCAACTCAGTCACTTGCGTTGCAATCTCAGAAAAGGGAATACACCCACAGGCGAGCAACTCCGCCTTATCGGGTGACTCAAAATCCAAACCCAACATCGAAAGGAGGCCAGAGATGGCCCCACGCAGAAAGAAAGAGACGACACCCGATGTCGAACCAAACCGCAAGCGAGTCATCGCGCTCCTCGAGGAACGCCGCGGCTACATCGCCCGGCGACTCGAAGACCGAATCGCCGACGTCGATGCCCAGATCGCCCTCTACGGCGGCGCTGACATCGCGACCGAGGACAAACCCGATGCAGAGGGCGATACCCCAGCCGGCGACGACCCGGTAGACGAAGGAGGTGATGACTGATGGCTACCGAAGTTTGGGATGACGCTTTTCTGACGATCAACGCTGTTGATCTGTCGGACCATATTCAGTCTGTCTCGTTCACGTACAGCGCCGCTGAGCTCGATGACACCGCGATGGGCGATGACACCCATTCGCGTAAGGGCGGTTTGAAGGACTGGGGGATCACGGTCAAGTGGCATGAGGACTTCGCTGCCGCTTCTGTCGATGCGACGATGTTCCCCCTTGTCGGAACGAACCCGGCCATCGTGCTACGCCCGCGCAAGGCAGACGTCAAGTCAGCGACGAACCCTGAATACACGGGGACAGGATTCGTTCCGTCGTACGGGTTCGGAGGCAACGTCGGAGATCTGCTCCCAGCAGACACTCAGATTCAAGCCGCCGGCACCCTGGCCCGCGGGGTCTAACCACCAGTCGATGTCAGGTCGGGCAGACCACCATCGCATGGCCCCTGCCCGGCCTGATGTCATCTATCTAGAGAGGGTCGACGGATGACAATCACCAACGGTTACACCACGCTGGCCCGACTCAAAGACCGGATGGACAACCAGAGCTCGGGCAGCGACACGAACCTCGAGGAAGCCATCGAGTCAGCCTCACGTGAGATCGATGGCAACACCATGTGCGGCCGCCAGTTCTACAAGGTCACCGATGTCCGCAGGATCGCCTCACCGTATGGCGGCTATTGCTTGTGGGTCCCAGACATCGTGCACAGCACGATCACGTCAGTGAAGATCGACACAACCGACGACGGAACGTTCGATGCCACCTGGGTCGAGGGCACAGATTTCGTTGTCGAACCCTACGCAGGGGAGCTCTCGGCCGGTGTCCAGTTCCCAATCACCCAACTCATCGCCCTCGGTTCAGCCTGGCCTTCTGCAGGCCGCCGGCCGCGACGTGTCGAGATCTCCGCCGATTTCGGGTGGGCCGCTATTCCTGACCCGATTCGCCAGGCCTGCCTCGAGCTAGCCGCTTTCCGATTCAAACTCAAAGACGCCGCGCTTGGTGTTGCTGGGTTCGGTGAGTTCGGCGACATCAAAATCAAGGACCTACCGACCATCAAGAAAATCGTGCAGCCATACGCCCGTAGGCGTCTCGGGTTCGCCTGATGGACCCAGCAGCAA